CAAATTACCTAGTGAAGTAACTAAAGTAGCAGTTGTTCAAGCAACAAGTATTGGAGATGCTATTACTTGTTATCAAACATACAAAGATTTAGGTTATAAGAAAATAGCATTTTCATATGGTGCTTCTTATTATAATAGTATAAGCGATCATCCTCATAAAGATTTAGGTAAAGCATTAGGCCGAATTAAATTAATATCCCAACTTTATAGAACCAAAGTAATATCAGCAACTGATAGAGTACATCTTTTAGGATGTGCTGTACCACAAGAATTTGGATGGTATGTTGATATGCCATTTATTGAAAGCATTGATACGTCAAATCCAATTATGGCGGCTCTAGAAGGTACAGCTTATGGTTTTAATGGATTAAATGAAAAACCAAAATTAAATATGAATCAAGCTCAAACTTGTCCTTATGATGAAATTAATATTGATTTAGTACGTCATAATGTAGAGTTATTTCGATCAATAAACAATTTAAACTAATATATCATGTTAAATCAAACAGAATTAATTTCACTTTACGATTATTTAGGTAAAGCAGCAGGTAAAGAATTAGGAGGTAAAGTATATCAATTTGCCGTAATTATGGGAGCTAGAACAGGTACTAAAACTGTATCTCATTCTCCATCCCCTCAAGGTCGTATTATGACATATGAAAGACGTTTTTTAGATCAATTTTTTGCTGTACAATCATTATTTCCTAATAAAACAAATGAACATGAACTTGCATTCTAATAAAAAACCACAAGGCGATATTAATCCTGCCTTTGAAGAAGAATTAAAAAAAGTATTACAACAAATTTACGACAACCGATTCAACATCAGCCAATCAAATTTAGATGTATTTAGACGTTTTGCAAATAAAAAACATTAATATGAAAAATAAAAAATACGCAGTACTAAGTCTATCAGGTGGTATGGATTCAAGTACATTATTACTCCACCTATTATCTACAGGACATGAAGTTACTTGTTTAAGTTTTGATTATGGACAAAAACATAAAATAGAACTAGAACGAGCAACATCGTTAGTAGAATATATCAATTCAGATCCATCACAAGGATGGTTATCTAAAGATTATTCTAAAGTAAGACATCAAATTATTAAATTAGATGGTTTATCTCAGTTATTAAATTCATCATTAGTTGAAGGCGGAAGTGATGTTCCTGAAGGACATTATGCTGAAGAAAATATGAAAGCAACTGTAGTACCTAATCGTAATAAAATATTTGCATCTATTATCCAAGCAGTAGCATTATCAATTGCTGAACAAAATAATGCTGAATGTACTATTGCAATGGGAATACATGCTGGTGATCATTCAATTTATCCTGATTGTAGACAAGAATTTAGAGATGCTGATTTTGAAGCATTTAAATTAGGTAATTGGGGTTCTAAAAAAGTAACAATATCAACTCCATTCTTAGAAGTAGATAAATTTGATATCTTAAAACATGGTTTAGAATGTTGTAAGGAATTAGGTTTAGATTTTGATGAAGTATATAAACGTACTAATACAAGTTATAAACCAATATACATTACAAATTCTAAAGGCGGTGAATGGTATTCTGATTATAAATCAGCAGCATCAGTAGAACGTATTGAAGCGTTTATTAAATTAGGTCGTCCTGATCCAGTAGCATATGCTGATTTAGATTTAGGTCCTGTAACGTGGGCAACAGCTAGTGCACACGCTGAAAAAGTACTTGCTGATTATTTGGAAAAACAAAAATAAGGTTGTATATTACGGACATGAAAAGAAGAAAAGATGAAATACCACAACCATTTTATGTCGTTATGAATCAAAATGGACAAGTATATGTTGGATTAAAAGGAGGCAAACCTGAATATTCAGATAAATGGAGTGAGTATAAACCACTACATGAATGTAATACAACTTTACTTCGTTTTTTAGATTCTAAAATTGAATTAATTAAAGAAGAAGAATTTATAAATTAAAAAACATGAAACAATTATTTTATTTTAGTGCTGGTTGGTGCCAGCCTTGTAAAGCATTAGGTCCTATAATGGATCAAGTTGCTAAAACAGTTCCCGTTAAAAAACTTAACGTTGATTATGAACCAGATGTAGTTACACGTTTTAGTGTTACTAGTATTCCTACAGTTATACTTGTGGAAAACGAAAGAGAAGTTCGTAGATTCAGTGGAGTAAAATCATATAACGAAATTATTAATTGGGTAAATCAATAAAAATGGCTAGATACGTTTCAACAAAAACATTTGATAATTATTCCGTTGCTATCAGACAATGGAGAGCACAACATTCACACTGTCAATTATTACACGGTTATGGAATGTATTTTAAAGTATGGTTTGCAAGTAATGAACCCGATATCGAAAATCAATTAGACGATATGAATTGGATAGTTGATTTTGGTGGTTTTAAAGAAGCACCTAGAGGTAATGGACTTAAAGCTTGGATGGACTATATGTTTGATCACACTTTACTTATTGAAAAAGATGATCCATATTTAGATTTCTTTAGATCAGCAGAAATGGAAGGATTATGTCATTTAAGAGTTATGGACAAGATGGGTTGTGAAAACTTAGCTAAACTTGTTTATGATAAATTCAACGATGTATTATCTAAAACAGATGCTGGTCGTTGTAAAGTAATTAAAGTAGAATGTTTCGAACACGAAAAAAATTCTGCAATATTTCAAGAAGACTAAAACAAAAACAAATATGAAAACAATTTTCAAAAATGGAGCTTACGAACGAGTAAGTGAAGAAGTAGCTGAAATCAGCGTTAGACACCAAGGTGCTAAGTATGTTTCTAAATCAGAATGGAAACTTAATACTCGCAATGTAGTAAAATCAGAAACAGTAATTGAAGCCGAATCAAAAGGCGAAGTAACTAAATCTAAAAAAGCAGTAAAAGCTGCTAAATTAAAAGAAAAACAAAGACAATAACATGGGATCTAATAATTCAAAACAAGTTATTATATGTGAGCGTTGTAAAGGTAATGGTACCGAATACAAACCTATTTTAGCACAACCCGTTAAATATGTTACGTGTGAAGCTTGTAACGGTTCAGGTAGATTAGTTAAAGAAATAACCGTTAAATATTATCCATTTAAAAACAACAACAATGAGTAAAATAGACCCAAACAAACTACTTATTAGTAGTGACTTCTACTCAGTACAGGGAGAAGGTATTAGTACAGGTATTCCATCTTACTTTATTAGACTAGGTTTATGTAATTTAACTTGTGGTATGTCTAACCGTTTTTTAAAAGCGCTAATTAATGAGAAAGAATTAGCTGACGGTGAGATATTCAAAGGTGACTTAGAACTAGAAGGTAAAGCAACTTGGACTTGTGATAGTACATCTCAATGGGCTTGGAGAGGTGAAGACAAAGACTTTCAATATCTAATTGATAGATGGAAAGAACAAGGTATTTATGATGATATCAAAAACGGAACAATTCATTTGATTTGGACTGGTGGTGAACCTACAATTAAAGGACATCAAGAGGCAATTACTAATTTCTTAACTTACTGGTACGAACAGGATAATTCAATTAAACCATATAGTGAAATTGAAACAAATGGCACTGTAGAAATTGGAGATAATTTATTCGAACACCTACACCAAATCAATAGCTCACCTAAGTTAACAAACTCAGGTATGACTGAAAAACAACGTATTAAACCAGAAGCGATTAAACGCATTATGGAACATTCTAATTACCAATTTAAATTTGTTATATCCAATGAAGAAGACGTACAAGAAATATTCCGTGACTTTATCGTACCATTTAGCATACCTCTTGCCAATGTGGTTTGTATGCCAGGACTAGATAGCCAAACAGATTTCCATGAACGTACTCAGTTCGTTTTAGAAATGGCTAAAAAATATAAATTCCGTGGTTTAACTCGTTTACACATCTCAGCTTGGGATAAAACATTAAATGTATAATTATGGATAATTCTATTGAGCAGCATTTAAAAGATATCTTAGTAGAAAAAGGAATTGAACTATCACTAATAAGCGATTATATAGAAGATATATTCGCTTTTAGTGGGTTCGAATCTTACGAAGGAATATCAGATAAAGAAGTATACGAAGACTTTAAACAATGGCAACTACATGCAGGATAACAAATATAGTTTTGTAATAGAATATCAAAATGGTCTTAGAATTACATGTTATGATTTACATGATAATACAACTGAATTTTGGATTAAAATCTATATTAATCAACAAAAACAAAATCGAAAATTAGTTTGGGAAAGTAATAGTGTCGGTGGTCAAATTGTTGATGAAACTATAATTAATAGTGAATCATTTAAAATACCATTTGCTGAAAACGCAATTGCTAGTAGTTATTTTACAGAATATTTTTATAAAGGATTAGTTCCGTATCATATTGAAATCTATAAACGTTATACTGATGACCTTATATATTCCGAATCATTTGATTGTCGTCATAAATTAGTTAACTTTACTTTAGATAGTACGGATCCTAAAGAATTACATACTTGGATTTGTGCAATTAAAAAATTTAAAGAAGAAAATAGTTGTGAAATATCAGTAATAAATGATTGGTTATGGGAAACTAAAGAATATGATTTTATAGATGCTTATTACCGTGCTGAAGATAATTTTACACAATATTATGCTAGTTTTGATATAGGACGATTTGGTGATGAAAATACTCCTGATTTGTATCGTAATCCTGATGGTTTAAAAAATAAAACATCATTAGATATTATTGAAGACATTTTATATCATTATACTAAGAATCTATGAGAAATGTTTTAATGATAATGAATGCTCGGAACATAGGCCCTTTTAAGGACTGTGTTGATAAACTAAATATAGATAAAGTTTGGTTTAAGGGTTATACTGAATTTGAACTAAATGTCCATATTAATAAATTTATCCAGGAAACAGATTATGACAATTATTTTTTAGCACCTGATGATTTATTAATTAAAAAACATCATTTTGAGTTATTAGAACGAAAACTTCAATATCATGATATTGTTACGGGGTGGGGTGTTTGGAGACAAAACTATACGTGGACTACTATTTACAGACAAGATAAATTATACACTTATAGTCAAGGACCGGCATTGCCTTTATTTAAAAAACATTATAACCTAGTTAAAACATACGAAGTAGACTCACTACCAGACGAAATAGAAACCGCTTTTACCGGCTGGTTCTTTACAGGAGCTAAACGACAAGTATGGTTAGAATATCCCTATCAAACACTAGCAGTACATGATTATCAACCTGGAGCTTCTACTGATTTACATTGGTCTAAAAGAATATTGGAAGATAAAAAATACAAACAAATATGTATTAAAGACGCTAAAGTAACACATATATCATATATTGGTAAAGATTACTTAGATTTAAAATTTGATATTAAAGAAATTAAACATGAACAAGCAACTATTAAAAGAGTCAATTAATCGCAAAGAAAAATCAATTTTATTCTTTAACGCTACATGGTGTGGCGCTTGTAGGGATAGTTATGAAATAGTAGACCAAATCAAAGAATCAAAACCCGATTATAAGTTTCATGACATTGATGTTGATGATAAAGATTCAAATGAAATTGGTGAATTATTCGAAGTTGACTTCCTACCTACTATAGTTGTAATATCTGAAACAGGATATAAAACATACAGTGGTAAAAACCAAATAAAGAAACTATTAAAATAATTTGGTTTCTTAAAAATTAGTTATTATATTATAGAAATAAAATTTATACAAATGGAGTTATTAAAAAAATCAAACGGTAGTTTACCACGTACACAAGACGAAGTTAATCAAATGATTGATAAAGCAGCCGAAGCGTATGGTGAATTTCTCACAGCAGTAGGTTTTGATTACAAAGCAGATCGTCAAACCGAAGATACACCTCGTCGTGTAGCTAAAGCATGGTTAAAAGATTTAATCGTGGGTTCAATTACAGATGAACCGAATATTACAGTATTTCCTAATGACGAAGGTTATAGTGGATTAGTAGTTCAATCAGGTATTCCTATTGTTAGTATGTGTGCTCATCACAACTTAGCATTTACTGGATTTGCTACTGTAGCTTATATACCAGGTGAAAACGTAATTGGATTATCTAAATTAAATCGTATTGTAGAATGGTTTAGTCGTCGTCCACAAATGCAAGAGTCATTAACACAACAAATTCATGATTACTTAGCTACTAAAATGGATTGTCCATCTGTAGCAGTTAGTATTGCTTGTAAACACACTTGTTGTTCACATAGAGGTATTAAACACCCTTCAGTAATGACTACAAATAAGTTTAGTGGTGTGTTTATGGAAAAAGATAATTTAATTCGTGAAGAATTTTTACACGCAATTGAGGTTAATGGAACTAAAATGAAATAGTATGCAACCGAAAGAATCAAAATCAAGTAGACACTTTAAAATTAGCTTAATTAAATCAGCATTTAGAATAATAGCGGGTGCTGCTCTAGCAATGGGAAATTTATATATAGCAGGAGCAACGCTTGTAGTAGCTGAATTATTAGGTATTGTAGAAGAATTATAAAAATATAAGTTATGGAAAAAACAAATTATGTTCCGTTTGTAAGTGAAGTAGAAACATTCAACGCTACAATGGGCAAACCAAACAATTACTCCCCAGTAATTCCAGAAGAAAAAGAATGGATGTTTGTATATAATTTTATTCTTGAAGAATTAGAAGAATACAAACACGCTTGTGAAACTGGAAATATTGTTGAAGTATTAGATGCACTTTGTGATATCGCTTATGTATCAATAGGTAATGGAGTAATGTTACATGGTTTAAAAGATCAAATATTACCAGCATATGCTGAAGTACAAGCATCAAATATGTCTAAAGCTTGTAAAACGGAAGAAGAAGCAATCCAAACAATTGATTTACGTTCTAAAGAACAAGGCGAACCTTGTCATTATGAACAACAAGGAGAATATTGGATTGTATATCGTACTCGTGATCGTAAAGTAATGAAAAATATAAATTACTTTAAACCAAACCTTAAACAATTTTTAAATAAATAAACATGACACAAGAAACAAGAAATGCGTTTAACGCACTTAAAGAAATTATTTCATCATCGGGTCCTAATCCTAGATATGGAGCAATGATTGATGCTTTAAATGCTTTAGAAGCAACACTACCTGCTGAAGAAGTAATTGTAGCTCAATTAGAAGAAGTTAAAGCTGAAATTATTCAAGAAATGCAAGAACTAGGTGCTACTGAAGAACAAATAGAAAATGTTGTAGAAGAAGTACAAGAAGTAATTGAGGAAGTAGTTGCTCCTAAAAAGAAAACAACTAAAAAATCAACTGACACTCCAACAGCATAATTAACTTAAAAACGGTTTTGTAAATAATGTATCAAGCAGTCTATTACGATAGAGAAGAAAAACAATATTATCTTAGAGATGATAAACGAGGATGGAAACAATTTCAATATTGGCCTACTTACTATTTCCCTCATGAAGATGGAGAGTTTGAAACTCTAGATGGTAATAGAGTAATGCCTACTAAAAAAATAGCTGACTGGAATGATGTTAGTTATTATGAAAAAGACGTAGACAAATGTACTCGATTGCTTGTAGATTATTATTACGAATCTGACGATACGCCTAAGTATCATAATATCGTTTATTTAGATATTGAGTGTGAAATAGCAGGAGCATTAACTGAAGAAAGTATCAAAAATGCTCCTACTAAAGTAACATCAGTAGCTCTATATGATAACAATAGTAAAAAATACTACTGTTTAATTTTAGATGAAACTAAATCAATGAAATCAGTAAGCGATGAAAGTAAAGAAGTAATTCCGTATCACACTGAAAAAGAATTACTACGTGGATTTTTAGATTTTTGGATTGAATTAGACCCAACTATTATTACGGGTTGGAACAGTGGTTTCTTTGATATTCCTTATTTATATTATCGTATTAGTAAGGTATTAGGAGAAGCAGTTGCTAAAACATTATCCCCACTAGGTAAAATTACATTTACACCCCAATTTCCAGAACAACCTGTAAACATAGCAGGTATTAGTCACTTAGACTATTTATTGTTATTTAAGAAATTTATAACAAAACAAGAACCAAGTTACCGTTTAGGTGATATAGGTACAAAATATGTTAAGTTAGGCAAAATCGATTATCATGGTTCGTTAGATAAATTATTTAAAGAAGATGTAAATAAGTTTATTGAGTATAATATTCGTGACGTTGAGATTATTGTTGAATTAGAAAAGAGTCAAAAGTTTATTGATTTAACAGTTGCAATTGCTCACTTATGTCATACTGAATATGAACAAATATTCTTTTCAACGGTGTTAAATGAAGGTGCTATTTTAACTTACTTAAAACGTAAAGGTATTGTTTCACCTAATAAACCAACTACATACAATCCAGCTTTAAAAGAGTTAAAGGAAGAATATGCTGGTGGTTATCTAAAAGATCCGGTTCCGGGTTTATACGAGTGGGTTATTGACTTGGACTTTACATCACTATATCCTTCAATTATTCGTTCTCTTAATATGGGGATTGAAACATTAGTAGGACGTGTTGTAAACAGAGGTAAATTTGATAATCAATGGTCACTTAAAGAATTAAAGGAAATGGATCCTGAATTCGTTGTAACTATTGAAAAAGTAAAAAAAGATAAACGATTATCTCAAGCACAAATCACTGTAGGTAAATTAATCGAATTAATTGAAGGAAATGATTTATTAATTTCAGCACCCGGTGTTATGTTCCGTAAAGACAAAACAAGTGTAGTGTGTGAAATTCTATCTGACTGGTTTGCTAAACGTCAAGAATATAAAAAGTTGATGAAGAAAGCATACAAAGAAGATAAAGATCCGGTTATGGGTGAATTTTATAATCGCCGTCAACACGCATATAAAATTAAATTAAACGACGTTTATGGTGTGTTTGCCATTAATAGTTGGAGATACACAGACGGAAATAAATTCATTTCTAAAGCGATTACTTTAACGGGTCAACGTTTAATCCAAGAATCTATTAAATTCACAAATGATTGGATGAATGAACAATTAGGTACTAAAGGTAAAGATTATATTGTAACTTCAGATACCGATTCATTGTTTATTCAAGTTAAGGATTTAATATTAAAACGTAATCCAAGTCTAAAAAATGCACCACGTGAAGAAATTACAGCTGAAGTATTAAAAGTAGCTACTGAAATACAAAAATTAGCAAATGATAATCTTCACACAATGGTTAAAGAATTATTTAATGTTGATTATCCTAACGAACCTCATTATTTTGAATTAAAACAAGAGGTTGTACTTGAAAGGGGCTATTTCTCAGGTAAAAGAAGATACGCTCAGTTTATTGTAAATAAGGAAGGTGTACCGGTAGAAGAATTAGACATGAAGGGTTTAGACCTAATGAAATCTAATTTCCCACCATTGTTTAGAGATTTTGGAGAACATATCCTTAAAGAACTTATGTTTGGTAAAACCAAATCTTCTATTGATAAACAAATTCTAGACTTTAGAACATCACTACGAACAGTAGAATGGGAAAAAATACTTAAACCAACTGGTTTAAAGAAACTAGAAGAATATATTGCTAGAGGACCAAGTGCAGGTGAAATATTTTCTAAATTAGCACTAAAATGTCCTATTAATACTAAAGCAGCAATTTATTATAACGATATGCTTCGCTTTAAAAAATTAGATAAAAAATTCCCATGTTTTCAAATTGGTGATAAAATGTTTATCGCTTATTTAAAAGAAAATCCATATCAAATAGAGGTTATAGGATTCAACGGATACAATGACCCTCCAGAAATAATGGAATTTATTGAAAAATATATTGACCGTGATGGTATCTTTGAATCAGTTATGAAAAATAAATTAGAATCGGTTTATAGTGATTTAGGATGGGGTGCACCGGTATTTAATAACAACGTAAGCAAGTTTTTCTCATTTGGCTAAGCCAAAAAAATTTATTATATTAATAGTATATGATTAGCAAATTAGATTTAGTGTCCGTTATTTCAAAGTATTATTTGAACGGAATGAATGAAGCAGTTAGATGGGAAATTAAAGACGAAACAGTAAATATTAAATTTACTTCCCCTGCAAAAGAAATGATTGGTAGTGTTGTTTTCAAAGGTATGCCTCTTGAAGACTCAACTATTGCTATTAGTAATACTACTCAATTAATTAAATTGTTATCTATTACAAGTGGTTATTTAAAATTAGATTATGTTAAACAACATAAACTGATTGAAAAACTTATGGTAGCTGATAATCAATTTACGCTTAATTATGCTTTAGCAGATTTAATGATTATCCCTAAAACAGGTGAATTAAATGGAGAAATTGCATTTAATATGGAAGCCGATTTAGATAATGAAAGTATCAATGCTATTGTAAAAGCAAAATCAGCATTAGCTGAAAGTGAAACTGTAGTAATTAAACCAACTTCAAACGATGATGGTGAATTTCAATTAGAATTGGAATTTGGGGGTAACGTAGAATATGCTAATAAAGTATCATTTTATATCCCTAATGTAGAAACTACAAACATACCAGACGAATTTAAAGTACATTACAATTCAAACATGATTAAAGAAATTATGTATTGTAATAAAGATATGGCATCAGGTCGTATTGCTATAAATTTAGATGGTTTAATGAAATTAGAGTTTGAAAACGATACTCTTAAAAGTACTTATTACCTTGTTGCAAATGAAATATAAGGCAACATATTTATAATATATAAACAAAGTTTTAAAAAATAGTCTATGAAATTACAAGCAGTTTACAATGCAATTATTGTAAAGCCCTTCGATGAAGAGGAAACAATGTTCGGGAATATTATCGTCCCCGATTTAGGAAAAGAAAGAAATTTAAGCGGAACAATCGTATCAGTAGGACCAGGTAGTTATTCAGCTACAGGTGAACTAATGCCTTCATTATTAAAAGTAGGTCAAAAGGTTATTTTACCTCAAATGGGACCTGTAAAAGTTGAAGATGATGGCATTGAATATTACGTTTGTCCTGAACACCAAGTATTAGCAATTATTAACGATTAAAATAAGTTATATGAGTAAAATTATAGAGTTCGGCCCAGAAGCCCGTAGAAAGTTATCTAGTGGAGTTGACAAATTGTCAAATGCAGTAACTGCAACTTTAGGTCCTAACGGACGTAACGTTGTTATTTCAAAACCAGGTGAATACCCTCAATCAACCAAAGATGGTGTTACCGTAGCTAAATCTATTACCTTAGAAGATCCAATTGAAGAATTAGGTGTTCAAATGGTTAAACAAGCAGCTATCAAAACAGCAGATACAGCAGGTGATGGTACTACAACATCTACTTTATTAGCACAAGAAATGGTTAAACAAGGTTTAACTTATTTAAACAATGGAGCTAACGCAGTAGAAATTAAACGTAGTATTGATATTGCTGTTAAAGATGTTTTACAACACATTCGTGAAGAAATTAAAGAAAATATTTCATCTGAAGACCAATTAAAACAAGTAGCATCTATTTCAGCTAACAATGACCCAGCAATTGGAGAGTTAATTGCAACGGCAATGCAAAAAGTAGGACGTGAAGGTGTTGTTCATATTGAAGAATCAAAATCAGGTGAAACATATCTTGAAACAGTAGAAGGTATGCAATTTGATCGTGGTTATAAATCACCTTACTTTGTTACTGATAATAATACAATGTCTAGTACTTTAAATGATGTTTTAGTTCTTATTTTAGATAAAAAAATTACTCAAGTAAAAGAATTATTACCTATTTTAGAAACAGTATCTGCTCAAAATAAATCATTATTGATTGTAGCTGAAGATATTGAAGGTGAAGCATTAGCAACTTTGATTGTAAACAAAGCAAGAGGTATTTTAAAAGTATGTGCTGTTAAAGCTCCTGACTTTGGTGATCGTCGTAAATTAATTCTTGAAGATTTAGCTATTTTAACTGGTGGTCAAGTAGTTAGTTCTGAAAAAGGAATGAAATTAGATCGTTTTAATACTGATTGGTTTGGTAAAGCTAGAGTAGCTACTATTGATAAAGACAATACAACTATTGTTGATGGTAAAGGTGAAGAAGCAGCAATTAATCAACGAATTGAAGAATTACAAATTCAAATTGAAAATGCAAAATCACCATTTGAACAAGAAAAATTACAAGAACGTTTAGCTAAATTTATTGGTGGTGTAGCAATTATCCATGTTGGTGGAAACACTGAAACGGAAATGAAAGAAACTAAAGATCGTGTTGACGATGCTTTACATGCTACAAAAGCAGCAATTGAAGAAGGTATTGTCCCAGGTGGTGGAGTTACATTATTACACGCACGTAACGGTATTAATAACCGCGATACTATTGGTTCTAAAATCGTTTGGAATGCTTGCGCGGCTCCATTTAAGAAAATACTTGAAAACGCAGGTTACGAACCTGAAAATGTTTACAATGCTATTAATGCAGCTACAGGTGGTGACTATTGGTTCGGATGGGATTTAAAAGCAGAAACATTTACTGATATGAAAGAAGCAGGAATTATCGACCCAGCCAAAGTAACACGTTGCGCTTTAGAAAACGCAGCATCAGTAGCAGGAACAATTTTATTAACAGAATGTACCGTTGTTGACAAACCTGAAGAAAAGAAAGACCAACAAGGATTTGGAGATATGGGAGGAATGTATTAGATTCAACCAATGGCAAAGCAAATAAAAGAAATAAATGTATTAATCGCTCAACGTGTCCCTCCTGGGGACCGTTGGTCGTTAATAAATGAAGATACAGTTCACAAATCACTTACTGAAACACTAGAAGCATATTTTCAGAAAGTAAATCAACCTTGTGAATTTAGACTTGCTCCTTTAAAAGGAGAGTTGTATGTTATTACAACAAAAGAAGAAACTGTTAAAGTTGAACCACCTAAAAAGTTCAACATTTACGGCGATTATTAAGAAGTTATAAAAATTAGTTATGAAGCAACACACTATATGGAATGAACTCTATCGTCCTACGACTTTAGAAGGCTATGTTTGTACTGAAGAAAACAGAAACAAATTTCAGGAATTTATTGATAAACAAGATATCCCACACTTATTATTCGCTGGTAAACCTGGTTCAGGTAAAACTACATTAGCAAAAATATTAGTTAATAACATTGATTGTGATTTTCTTTATATTAATGCTGCGGATGAAAGAAGTATGGATGTTATGAGAGAAAAAGTAGGTTCATTTGCTGCGGCTAGTAGTTTTAAACCACTTAAAATTGTAATATTAGATGAAGCAACTCATATATTACAAGCATCTCAGGTAGTATTATTAAATATGATGGAAACATATAGTTTAAAAACTCGTTTTATCTTAACAGGTAACTATCCAGAACGTTTAATAGATCCGCTTCGTAGTCGTTGTCAAGAATTTGACTTACAACCACCATCAAAAAAGGTAATTGCTCAACACATTGACAATATCTTAAATAGTCAAAACATAGAACATACATTAGAAGATATTGCTATTATAATCAAAAAATTCTACCCTGATTATAGACGAATTATTAACAGTTGTCAAAAATATACTGTAAATAATGTATTAAAATTAGATAATACAATCAATGTATCTAATGACTATAAACAGCAAATACTGGCCGAATTAAAAGTACCAAATACTAAATCGTTCAATATACTTAGACAAATATTGGCCGACGCTGATTTAAATGATTATGAGGATTTATATCGATTTTTATATGATTCGTTAGGTGAATATTCTAAGAATAATGATGGTATTTTAATCATTTATATTGAAGAATACAAATTTCATTCATTATCAAGAGTAGACCAAGAAATATGTTTCATGGCTCTATTATCAAAAATATTACAAACAATTTCAAATAAAAAAGTATTATGAACCAACCAAAATTAAACATTGACATTAAGTCAACGACATCAATTACATCACCTGAAGGAAATAAATTATTCGCTGAAGGAGTTATTTTACGTAAAGTATCTAAATTTGTAGCTGGCACTCCAGAAGATGCAGTTATACCAGTACCCGTATTTTATGATGTAAAAACAGGAAATATATTAGTTGAAATGTTACCTAAGGAATTAAGAGAGGAATTTAGCAATGACAATATTTGATTGGCTTAAACAAATAACAGGAGAGAAACGTAGATGGGAATCATTTACAGAAGTTGAAAAGGAGTCATTTAACCCTTATATGACTCACCGTTTCATCAGTATGTATGAAGGATATATTGATATAGCAAATTACATTCAAACCATACCATACACCGAAAAAGAAAAAATCTATAAAATCTATTGCGACATGATTCCGAAAAAAAATGTTTTTTTAAAGTACATTAAGTCATCTAAAAAACGTACCCCCGACACTCTTCTACAGTACATTGCTAAAGAATATACCGTTTCGCTTGGAGAAGCCGAAGAATATTCGTATATTCTAGGCAAAGCTGGTATTATTCATATTCTACACAAACATGGTGTAGATGAAAAAGAACAGAAAAAATTATTAAAAGACTTAATTCTATGACAAAAAACAATGAGTTATATCCTTACTCATATGAGAATCAAAATGCAATAAAAGCATTTGAAGAAACATATCCTACATTAGCTGAGGAATTTAAAAAAATCCAAACCGAACAATACGCTTTGTTTGCTAAAAAAATGATGGATTACGGAATCGGAAACATTGCTCTGGGATCAGATTTATCTGAAGAAGAAGATGTTAAATTCTCAATTATGGGAATTTGGTTACGTTGCAATGATAAAATCAATCGTTTAAAAAACTTACTTAAAAATGGTAAGAATTATGTTAGTGGAGAAGGAATGATTGATAGTTTTATAGACATTGCTAATTATGGAATTATAGCAATGATGGTTTTACGAAATAAATGGAAAAAATAAAATGCCTTCAAGTTTACACGATTTAAAAGAAGCTATATTCGAACACATCAGAACGATGGTGTTAGAACATTTACCTAAAAGATATAAAATATTAGATGTAGGCCCCGGAATAGGTATTTACGGAAGTAATTTATCTGATCTAAATATTGATGCTATTGAAATTCATGAACCCTATGTTGAACAATATGGTATTAGAAAATACTACGGTAATGTGTTTATAGGAGATATTACTGAATTTGAAGTAGATGATTATGATTATATTATTATAGGGGATGTTTTAGAACATCTTCCTATTTATAAAGCACAAAAATTAATCAAGTCAATTACAGATAAAAAAATAAAGTGTTTAGTTGCTGTTCCTTATTTGTGCCCACAAGACGCAGTTGATGGAGTAGAATCAGAAATTCACTACCAGTGGGATTTAACACCCCGAATTATGAAATCAAGGTATCCTGAATTAGAAATATTTTTAAGTAATAACCACATAAACGGATACGCTTACTATACAAATTACCATACATTTAATAAGTTTTGAGTAAAAAGAAAAAGGTTATACCCGCAATAATAAAAGAAGTTAGACAACGTACTTTTTTACCAATTGAATATGCATATCAAAAACCGATATCATTTAGTCAGTTGTCTGTATTCCGTAGTTGTCCTCGTAAATGGTCTTTACAATACAAAGATGGACATTACACCTCAGAACAGTCTATTCATATGACGTTTGGTACAGCATTACATGAAACATTACAACATTATATAACTACACTATATGAAGTAAGTGCTGCCGAAGCTGATCGAATTGATTTAGAAACTTATTTTGAAGATAAATTAGGTGAAATTTATAGAAAAAGTTATGAGGATAATAAAAAAGTACATTTCAGTAACCCTAGTGAATTGAGAGAATTTTACAACGACGGGGTTGAAATTTTAAAATATATTAAGAAAAAAAGAAATACTTATTTTAGTAAAAAGGAATGGAGTTTAGTAGGTTGTGAATTACCTATTCAATTAACTCCTAACCCAACATACAAAAATACAATTTATAAAGGTTATTTAGACTTAGTTTTATATCATGAACCAACAAATAAAATTAAAATTATTGATATTAAAACATCAACTCGTGGTTGGAGTGATATAAACAAAAAAGACGAAGATAAACAATTCCAATTAATATTATACAAACAATATTTCAGCCAATTATATAATATCCCTATTGACAATATTGAAGTAGAATTTTTTATAGTTAAACGAAAGGTACCTGAAGTAAGTGATTTCCCTATTAGACGAGTTCAAATATTTGAACCAGCAAGCGGTAAAGTAAAATTGAATAAAGCGACAAGCGCTGTAAAAGAATTTATCGAAGAAGTATTTAATATAGATGGAACTCACAAAGATAAAAGTTACCAACCCCAACCAAGCAAGCACAATTGTTCATTTTGTCCTTTTAAAGATAAGAAAGAACTTTGCGATAAGGGTTTGACTTTATAAGAATCCTAATATATTTATATACGATAACAAAATTAAATTTATGAGCAAAAAAGACATGACATTGACCTCTGTAAAGGTACAGAGCGAGTTATTCGAGAGTTTTAAAATCGCTTGTGTTAAGTACAAATTTTCCTTGCAAAAACTTGCCGACCGCACTATTCATTTGTATCTTACTGATGAGAATTTTAGAAAACAAATTCACAATCACAACAATATAGATACAAAAGATTAATTAAAAACACTAAAATAGTTATATGAATTCAGAGTTTATGTATTTACCTCCAGAGAAGAGGAAAAAAATTCTCCTAATTACAGACGATATTCGAGTACACTCAGGTGTAGCTACAGTAGGTAGAGAAATCGTTTTACACACAGCACAACATTTTAATTGGGTTTGCTTAGGTGGATCTATTAAACATCCCGATGCTGGCAAACGTTTTGATCTATCCCAATCAACTAATGAAACCTCAGGTTTAACGGATGCATCTGTATTTGTTTATCCTGTAGACGGTTATGGAACTCAAGAATTAATTCGTAGCATTATTGATCTTGAAAAACCAGATGCTATATTATTAATTACTGATCCTCGTTATTTTATTCATATTTTCCAAATTGAAAATGAAATTCGTAAAAATATTCCTATAGCATATTTGAATATTTGGGATGATTATCCTGCTCCTCTTTATAATAAAGCATATTATGATGCTTGTGATTTATTAATGGGAATTTCAAAACAAACAGTTAATATTAATAAATTAGTTTTAGGTGATAAAGCTAAAAATAAAGTTATTAGATATGTTCCTCATGGTTTAAATCATGAATTAATGAAGCCACTAGATAAAAATGATGCTGAATTAATTAAATTTAAAAAAGCATTATTTGGAAATAAAGAATATGATTTTGTTTTATTCTTTAACTCTAGAAATATTAGACGTAAACAAATTCCTGACACTATGTTAGCTTATAAATTGTTTATAGATCAATTACCTATTGAACAGGCTAAAAAATGTGCTTTTGTTTTACATACTGAAATAGTAAGTGAACATGGAACCGATTTAGAAGCAGTTAGAGAATTATTATTAGAAGGAGAACAATATAACATTTATTTCTCTACCAATCGATACAGTACTCAGGAAATGAATTGGTTATATAATTGTACGGATGCTCAAATTTTATTAACATCAAATGAAGGATGGGGATTAAGTTTAACTGAAGCTATTTTAGCTGGTAATCCAATTATTGCTAATGTAACAGGTGGAATGCAAGATCAAATGCGTTTTTCTATTGATGGTGGATGGGTTGATTTTGATGCTGATTTTCCTTCAAACCATAATGGTACAATTAAAGAATGTGGTAGCTGGGCATTTCCTGTATTTCCAAGTAATAGATCAATTGTAGGTTCTCCTCCAACCCCTTATATTTGGGATGATAGATGTACTGCTGAAGATGCAGCTGTTCAAATTATGAACGCTTACAAATTAGGTAGAGAAGAATTAAAACGTAGAGGATTAGAAGGTAGAGAATGGGCATTAGGTGCTGAAGCTGGTTTTACAGGTAAAATGCAAGGTAAACGTGTTATTGAAGCTTTTACAACTTTATTTAATACTTGGAAACCAAGAGAAAAATACGAATTAATTAATACTAATGAAATAAAACCAAATGTTATAAACCATAAATTGTTATACTAAATGAAACCATTATTTATCATATCATCACCTTACGACACATATTCAGGTTATGGGGCTCGTTCAAGAGACGTTATTAAAGCTATTATACAATCTAACAAATATGATGTAAAATTAATTCCTCAACGTTGGGGACAAACAGCTTGGGGATTTTGTAAAGACAATCCTGAATGGTCTTTTTTATACAATTATAATTTAAACCAACCTCAATTACCTAAACAACCAGAAATTTGGATGCAAATTACAGTTCCAAATGAGTTCCAACCAGTAGGAAAATATAATATTGGTGTTACAGCAGGTATTGAAACTACTATTTGTGCTCCTGAATGGATTGAAGGTGTAAATAGAATGAATCTAACTTTAGTTTCATCTAAACATTCTAAAAAAGTATTTGAAGATAGTAAATTTGAAAAACGTAATAAACAAACTAACCAACTTGAAGGTATGGTTGAATTGCAAAAACCAGTTGAAGTACTATTTGAAGGAGCTGATACTAATATCTATAAAATAATAGAACAAAATCAAATTAAAACAATTGATTTAAATTCAATTAAAGAAGATTTTGCTTACTTATTTGTAGGACACTGGATTCAAGGGGATCTAGGTGAGGATAGAAAAAACGTTGGTTTATTAATTAAAGCATTCTATGAGACGTTTAAAAATAAATCGAAGAAACCGGCCTTAATATTAAAAACAGCGCTAGCCGGTTCATCATACGTTGATAGAGAAGAAATTCTTAAACGTATTAAAATGATTAAGAAAACAGTTAATTCTAAAGATTTACCAAATATTTATCTTTTATTAGGAGATTTTTCAGATGAAGAAATGAATGAATTATATAATCATTCTAAAGTAAAAGCAATGGTTAATTTAACTAAAGGTGAAGGTTATGGACGCCCATTACTTGAATTTAGTTTAGTTAGAAAACCAATATTAACTACAAATTGGAGTGGACATACTGATTTTTTAGAAAAAGAATTTAATATAATGTTAGATGGTCAATTAACTAATGTTCATCCAAGTGCAGCAAATGATTTTTTACTTAGGGATAGCCAATGGTTTTCTCCAGATCAAAGTCAAATAGGTCATTATTTAAAAGATATATTTGAAAATTATAAAAATTATACTGAAGGAGCTAAACGTCAAGCTTATAGAAGTAAACAAAAATTTAACTGGGACGAAATGAAGAATGATATTGATCGTTTATTTAATCAATATATTCCTGAATTTCCTAAAGAAATAGCTTTAAAATTACCTCAACTTAAAAAAATTGAATTACCAAAACTAAATAAAACAACAAATGGATAAATTAACAATATGTGATCGTTGCAGCTCAGATGCTTGTTTTGTAAATGAAATTCCTACAACTGATGGTGGTGTTATTAAAACACACCACTGTATGGGTTGTGGTTTTACTACAAACTCATTAATGAAAGAAGGAGAACAATTTTATAACGAACAAAAAGAAATATTACCTGAAATTTATAAAGCTTTATTTTATACTGATTCAGAAGGTAAAATATGGATGCCCTCAGCTGTAAATTTACCTCAACAAGGTATGGTATTTGTTAATGGGAATGAAGCAACTAATTGGAAATGGTCAGCAGTTAAAGCTGTTCCTGTAACAGAAGAAGAAAAAGAAAAATATCCAATTAAAGGAAAAGAAGGCCAATATTATGAATGGAGAATGGATATGACTACTATTAAACATTTTGAAGAAAAAGAATATATGGATGCTCTAAGTTATATAGGAGTACTTCCAGAATAACTTGGATAAATAAAAAATTAATCGTACATTTAATATTATGGCAATTAGTTATGCAATTACAGTATGTAACGAAATAGAAGAAATAAAACGTTTATTAGACGTATTATTTAAAAATATATCTAAAGACGATGAAGTAGTAGTATTAATTGATACTAAAAATGGTACTCCTGAAGTTGAAAATTATATATCATCATTAACTGGTACTCCAAACTTTAAATGGGCTGGAGTACTGTTTAATAATGACTTCGCTTCATTTAAAAATAAATTAACATCACTATGTACTAAGGACTATATATTTCAAATAGATGCTGATGAGGTACCTTCCTCTATGCTTATTGAAATATTACCTCAATTATTAGAAGCTAACCCTGACAATGAAGTTTATTTAATTCCAAGAGTAAATACTGTAGAAGGTTTAACTCAAGAACATATTAATAAATGGGGATGGAGAGTAAATGAGAATGGATGGATTAATTTTCCGGATTACCAATGGCGTGTTTGGAAAAATATACCTGAAATAAAATGGATAAATAAAGTTCATGAACGTTTAGATGGATTTAAAACATACTCAGCTTTACCTTTAGATATGGGTTTTGAAGATTGTTATTTAATTCATCCTAAAACAATTGATAGACAAGAACGACAAAATAACTTTTATAATACATTATGATTTTAAAAGATATTATAAATAAAAGCTATTATGGTTCTGTAGGTTATATAAGTACCCTAGAAGATATCAATCGTTTAGAACAATATATCATTTATAACCTCCCAGTTTTAAAAGAATTTATTAATATTATTACTTCTACAACATATATTAGTAATGATCCGGAATTAAGACTTCAATTAGAAAATACTTGGAAAAAATATTTTTCTGATTCTATCCATATCGATACAGGTATAAGTAGAGGACATAGTTTTGGAGCAGCCGATAATGATAATGCTATTATTGATTATTGTAAAGCCAATAACATTGATTGGATATGCAAATCAGCAAACGATATTATTGTTCAAGAATTAATTTTAGAACAACAAATAAATGAAGCTGATTTTTACTATATGAATGGAATAGGATGGGGTGGTATGGTTAATTATAATTTTGATTTTGATAAAATAATTAATGAAGATTTTTATCCTCAAACTAATTTTTATATAATAAACACATCAAAAATAGATTATTTGAATAATAAAGAATATATAAATTCTACTTTTGAAATAATTTCTAAACTTCCTGAATATAATGGACGGATATGGGAATATATACAAGGATGGAGTTGTGAAGATTTTTTAAAACAATGTGTTAAAAGAAATAATCTAATTAAAGAACATTTGGTTTCTTTAAAAAAATATCGTACCTTATTAAAATGGGTATATGAACAAGAGATACATGATCCAAGTCATAAAAATATAATGATTGAAGGAATATGTCATTTTCATAATAATAACGAAAATATAATACAAATATAAATGAAAGCAGTAATTTTAAAAAAATTAAACAGTGATTTAGCTGTAGATAACGTAGAATTAACACCTCTCCAATACGGCCAGGTTTTAGTTAAAAACATAGTAAGTGGACTATGTGGGGCCCAATTACAAGAAATTGCAGGTCTTAAAGGTAATGCTAACTTCTTACCTCATTTAATGGGACATGAAGGTTGTGGAATTGTTCAAGAAGTAGGTGCTGGGGTAGCTACTGTAAAAGTAGGAGATAAAGTAGTAATGCATTGGAGAAAAGGAGATGGAATTGAAGCCCCTTTTCCAAAATACATCTATGATGGAAAAGAAATGTCAAGTGGAAAAGTTACAACTTTAAGTGAATATTCAATTGTATCTGAAAATAGATTAACTTCTGTCCCTCAAGATACTCCTGAAGAATTATGTGCTTTATTAGGATGTGGATTAACAACAGCATTAGGAGTTATAACTAATGAAGCTAACGTTAAAGTAGGTGAAAGTATTTTAATTATAGGAGCAGGAGGTGTTGGATTAAATTTAATTCAAGGTGCTAAATTAGTAAGTGCATATCCCATTGTAGCTATGGATATAATTGAAGAAAAACGAGATTTATGCTTATCCGTAGGTGCAACTCATTTTATAAATTCAACTACTGAAGTTACTGATCAAAAATTTGATGTTATTATTGATACAACAGGAAATGATAAAGCAATCAACTATGCTATTTCTTTATTATCCGGAAAAGGTAAATTAATATTAGTAGGACAACCTAAACCAGGTCAAGATGTTATTATACCAAATGCAAATAAATTATTTAACGGAACCGGACAAACTATTAAAGCAACTCAAGGTGGAATGACGTCACCTGTAGATGATATTCCACGATATTTAAATTTATATAATGCTGGTTTATTAGATATAAGTAAAATTATCACACATCGATTTGATATTGATAATATAAACGAAGCCTTTAGTTTATTAAAATCAGGAAAAGCAGGAAGAATTATAATTAATGTAAATAAATAAAAAAATGAGAAAAACTTGGACTAAAGAAGAGCTTATTGCTTTCGAAGATCGAATTGGGGATTTGTATTTAGACAATAAATTACCCTTTTTATTTCACTTATCAGGAGGTAATGAAGATGAATTGATTGAAATCTTTAAAAATATTAAAGAAGGAGATTATGTTATATCTAACCATAGAAGTCATTACCACGCTTTACTTCATGGAATACCTCCAGAAGTAGTAGAACAAAGAATTTTAGATGGTCGTAGTATGTTTATATATGACCGTAAACGTAATTTTTTCTGTTCAGCTATAATTGGTGGTACTCCGGCAATCGCTGCAGGTATAGCTTGGGCATTAAAACGTAAAGGATCAGATAAAAAAGTATGGTGTTTTATTGGTGATGGAACTGAAGATAATGGACATACATATGAAGCTATCCGTTATGTTGATGGATTTGATTTACCATGTAAATTTATTATTGAAAATAATAATCGCTCAGTTGAAGCTACAAATGACGAAAGATGGGGCAAAACAGCTAATTATTCATGGAATTCACCTTCAGTTATTAAATATCATTATGATATTACTTATCCTCATTGTCGTAAACCTGGAATGATTGATTTATCTAAGACTACAAAGAAAACAGATGAAGAATATTTCCCATTATTAACTCCTTTTGAATATCCTAAATTTGAAGAGTTAGATGGAATGGATATTAGTTATAAAGAAGCAATGAATCAAGCTATGACTGAATTAGGTAAAGAAGGTGCTATATTCATTGGTTATAATGTTGCTCGAGGTGATGCTATGGGCACATTAAAAAATGTTTCTAATGACCAAAAATTAGAAACCCCAGTGGCTGAAAATCTTATGTCAGGTTTGGCTATAGGAATGTCCTTTGAAGGATTTACTCCGGTATTATATTTTGAAAGACATGATTTTATGTTAGTAGCAATGGATGCTATTGGAAATCATATTGATAAAATTGAACGTATTTCTCACGGCGAATATAAAGTACCAATTATAATTAGAGCAGTAGAAGCTTTTGGTGGTCCATTCTATTCAGGACCTACACACCATCAAGATTTTACAAATGTATTAAAAACATTAGTTGAATTTCCGGTAATGGATCCTGTAACTGGAGTAGATGTATTAAAAGCGTTTAAAGGAGCATACGCTAGCAAACGCCCAGCAATCATTATTGAAAGAAAAAGTAGATATTAATATGAAAGATATTTTAATAATAGGAGAAAGTTGCAGAGACATTTTTGTCTACTGCGACGCTCTCCGACTATGTCCTGATGTTCCCGTTCCTGTACTTAATATTATAAATCAAACTGAAAATGGAGGGATGGCTAAAAATGTTCAACGAAATATTTTAAATAAAATAAATAATTGTGATATACTTACTAATAGTAATTGGGTAAACATTACTAAAACAAGATATGTTCATGAAAAAACAAATCATACTTTTTTTAGAGTGGACACACCTCACAATATAGGAAGAATAAATTTAGATGAAATTGATTACAATTATAAAATTATTGTAATATCAGACTATGATAAAGGATTTTTATCTACTTCTGATATTGAAACTATTTGTAATAATCATGATTTAGTTTTTATAGATACTAAAAAAATATTAGGTGAATGGGCTTCAAAAGCTCAATTTATTAAGATAAATGATTATGAATATCAAAGAACAAAAGACCATATTTCTGAAGAATTAAAAAATAAAATAATTCATACTATTGGAGGAGAAGGATGTGAGTATCAATCTAAAAAATATAAAGTAAAAAAAGTAGATGTTAAAGATACTTCAGGAGCCGGAGATAGTTTTATGGCTGCTTTAGTAGTTAATTATTTAAATACTAATAATATTGATAAAGCTATAAAATATGCTAACGAATGCGCCTCAGAAGTTGTTAAATATAGAGGAGTATCATTAATTTAAAAATATGAAATATAAAATATCTTTAGAAAATAGTTGGATGGGTGACACATTACTAGCTTGTAATGTTGTAAGAAATTTAACAGATATGGGCTATGACGTTGAATTATACTACAGATGGCCATTCATGGGTAAATTTATAGAATTATTTGGTATCCAAGCACATTTATTTTTAGGTCATATTGATTTTGAAAATTGTGAACCTAGAATATACACTCAACGAATTGATGTATTTGATCATCCTTTATTAGATTATGCTAAATGTTTTAATATTGAAGGAGCAGATTTAGAAAGAGCTTCTAAATTTTATCCCTTAGATAAATCTTTTAAAAATAAATACAACATAGACAAACCAGATTTTGACTATATAACTTATGATCATGATTGGCAACTTAGAACAGGATATAATGTTGAAAATATTGTCAATGAATTAAGTAAAATTATTAAAGTAATTCCTGTAGGTGGAAATAGATTTGACAATAATCCTGACCCTCTCATTGAATCAGGTAAAATATTATTAAATAGTAAACTACATTTAGGAATGATAGGAGGAACAACAAACCTAGCAGCTTTTATGAATACTAAAACTGTAGGTGATTCTCAACATTTATATACTTTTTATAAAACTCAAGGAGAAGCTCATAATTATAAGGAAAAAGAAAGTTTAAATCCTGAAAAATTTTTGAGTACTTTTAAACCTTTCCCTACTTACTGGGCTGATCCAAAACATATTGTTGTTCACCCACACGCAACCGAAAATGAATATATTAACATTGTAAAAAATAATCTATGATACACGATTTAGAACAACTAATAAACCAACTTTACCACACTCCATCAGACATAAATGAACACATCCCGGCTATTATAAAATACGGAAGTGAATGTGATACTATTACTGAAATGGGAGTTAGAGGAATATTTTCAACTTGGGGATGGTTAGCATGCGCTCCTAAAAAATTAATAAGTTACGATATACATGATCCTTCTAAATGGGGAGGCGATTTACAAAGCGTATATGATACAGCTAAGGCTTATAATCTTAACTTTGAATTTAAAATTGCAGATGTATTAAAAATTGAAATTGAAGAAACAGATTTATTGTTTATAGATACATGGCATGCTTATGATCAATTGAAAAAAGAACTTGAACTTCATTCTGAAAAAGTTAAAAAGTATATTTGTTTTCATGATACTACATCTTATGAATTTAGGGATGAATTTAAAGGTCATGAAAATACTTGGGAAGGAGAAACAACAGGAAAAGGAATATGGCCTGCTATTGAAGAATTTCTTAAAGAAAATAAAGATAAGTGGGAATTAGTTGAGAGATTTACAAATAATAATGGTTTTACTATAATTAAAAGAAAATAATGAAAATAATATACAGAATTTCAGATGCCGGGTATAATAAAATTAAACCAAATTATATTACTAATGAAAATTGTTTAAAAAATTTTTGTAATGTATTTTTTGACCACATACATGATATCAAAATCATAGCAGATAATTGCAGTGCTGATACCTTAAGCATGATAAAAAAATACATTGATCCCATTAATATAGAGCAAGTATCAGTAGGACACGGAGCTGGGACTTTTAATTTAGCTTTAGACTATGCTTTAAAAGGAGAAGATGATGAAATAATTTATTTTGTAGAAAATGATTATCTTCATCTTCAGGGTTCTCCTAAAATTATAAAAGAAGGTTTAGAATTAGGAGGTAGTTATGTAACATTATATTTACATCCTGATAAATTTATTTCACCTTATCAAGGAGGTAATCCTGAGGTCGATCATGATGGGGGTTATATGACTAAGATCTATAGAGGCAAAACACAACTATTTGGTATGTTTAATAGTACAACTATGACTTTTGCTTCTACAGTTAAAACATTAAAAGAAGACGAACCAACATTACGTAAATATACTAATCAAGGGCATTATCCTGATGATTTTAAAATGTTTTTAGAATTAAGGGATAACGGTAAAGCCTTGTTATGTCCTTTAAATACTTATTCTACCCATGGTGAAACAGCTTGGTTAGCACCATTATATAAAGTAGAACAAAATGATTTAGTTAAAGAATGGGAAAAACATCTTAACGGATAAATTTGGAAAAGTAAAATTAAGGATGTATATTAAATACAAATAAAATTAAGTCATGATCTCAGTAATTATACCAACATATAAATCCCCAGAAGCACTAGACCTGTGTCTTAGATCAGCTATCAATGGTCAAACAAAAATAAATCAAATCATAGTTGTAGTTGATGGATTTTATGATTTAAATAAAGATGTACTTGAAAAATATAAAGATAATATTAGTATCCTTAATTTAGAAGAAAATGTTGGATTATGTCGAGGAACTAATTTGGGGGTTTATAATGCTCAATATGATAAAATATTAATTGTAAATGATGATAATGTTTTTCCTAATAAATGGGATACTACTTTAGAAACAATTTATGAATTACATGGTCCTAATGTTGTAATATCCCCTAATCAGATTGAACCTTATCCAAGTATGTTTAAACAATTTAAAATACATGACTTGGGTAGAGATCCAAAAACATTTGATTTAGAAGCATTTTGGAAACATGATTTAGAAATGTCTTACCCTCAAGAAGATGATTCCGGGTCAACTCTTCCTATATTTATGTCTAAAATAGATTATTTAAGATTAGGAGGTTGGGATGAAAATTATGAAATGGGAATGGTTGCGGATTGGGATTTTTTCTTAAAATGTCAATTATCAGGACTAAAAATGTTAAGAACATATGAATGTCATTTTTATCATTTTGTATCATTATCAACAACCGATACTCCTGAAAAACAATTAAAACGACAACAATCAGAACAAAATGGTCATGAATATGCTCACTATAAGTGGGGTAATTATATAAGACACAATTCCGAAAACAATTTAAAATATATCTAATGAAATACGGCTTCTATAGAAAAAATGACCCACAACAAGAAATCATAGATAAAACAATTAGTTTTTCTAGATTATCAGCAGCAAAATTCTTTGCACAACGCAAAGGGTTAACTTTAAAATTATTTTTAGGAATTTACGGTGTAAAGAAAGTATAATGGATATTAAAAAATTTGGACAACGATTAAAATTAGAAGAATCTAAGACGACAAAAGTACTTAAGGAAAAAGAGGTATTTATAGAAAATATTAGTATACTAGAAGAAATACTACAACGTTCAGATAAATTATTTAATGGTTATAGTATAGATTTATACATGTACGAAGAACCATTTTTACAAATAATTGAAAATATGTTCTTACTTAAGTATGGAGAAATAATAAGTGAAATTGTATTCTGGTATTTATACGATAGAAAAGATGATGATGGAAATATTTACCCATTAGTATTTGAAGAAGAAGATAAAGAACCGGTGGATATAATTTTAAAGACACCTACCGATTTATGGAAATTTATAAATAAAAATTTAAACAATACAAAATAAGTTATGGAAACAGCAGTACGTTATTGCAAATGCGGAGTTCAAATACCTGCAGCACGATTAAAAATTTTACCAAACACACACACTTGTGTTAATTGTTCGGATATTAAAACTAAAAAACCCGTTATCGTACAACGTGGAGAAGGTGATCATACCTACACTGAAACATTATTTTTAGAACATGAAGATTATGTTCAATATGTTGAAGAGGAAACTAAATTAAGAAAACGAATGGGTATCTCAACTAAAGCAGAATTATTAGACTTTGATAACGAAGCCCCAGTCCCAACTAGAGTACCAGATATCGATTCAGATAAAATTAAACAATAATGCCTAAAGCCAAACACTTTGAAAAACAACAGATTTTAGCCGCTATGGCTAAAACTAAGTCAAATAAAGCAGCAGCCCGATACATGAATTGTAGTTACATACATTACAAAAAATGGGCGCAGTTTTATAAAGGTGAGGACGGCAGAAGTTTATTTGAAATACACAAGAATCAAGCCGGTAAAGGCATTCCTAAATTCCTAAGCAATACTCCATTCGGACGTAAAGAGCCTGCGTTGCTTGATATCATTGAAGGCCGAGTTGATGCGTCTCATTTCAACCCCCAAAAGATCAAACATAGAATGATTGAACAGGGGTATTTAAAAGAAGAATGTAATTTATGCGGTTTTAAAGAACGTCGTGTACTTGACTATAAAGTACCACTAATGATGCATTTTAAGGACGGAAATAAACAACATTATAACCTAGGTAACGTAGAAATGTTATGTTATAATTGTACGTTTCTTACAGTTGGGGATTTATTTACTGGTAAGCAAATCGAAAATATGGAAGACCATGTACATAAATCAGGTGGACAACCAGATTGGGAAGTAGATGATTATACACAGCAACGCTTAAAAGAATTAGGATTATACGATTCAAAACCAGTGGACGACGGTTCGGAATTTATCTCAAGAAGCTAAATATTTATAATAAAGTTTCGATATGAAAAAGAATAAAAAATCGAAAAAGCATAATGAGATAATTCGTGATTACGAAGGACAGAAATCTAAACAACTGGAAAAATTAGCAACTAAAATGTTAGAAAACGAAGAAAAGTTTGCTAAATTAAAGGGTAAAGAAACAAGTTTGAAATTCCTAAAATTATTTTAAAATGGCACTAGAATTAACAGTGAATAGCGTAGATGAATTTCAAGAAATGGTTGATAGTAAAGATTTTAAAATATCCGAATCAATTGTAAATTCAATTTTAAGCAACTTAAACAGCAAAAAAAATCATATTCATATACTTTCAGTAAGCATACTAGAAGATGGTCAAACATTAGATCTAACACTTGAAAGAAAATTCTTTGTAGAAACATTAGAAGAAAATATTAAGTATTTTATTGAACAAGAAAGATATGAAGATTGTCAAAAAATAGTAGAAGCAATAGATAAATTAAAAACAAAAGAAAAAAAGGCAAGTAAAAAGTAATGGCAAAAGCAGTTTCAAACTCTAACAAAGTTACATTTGGTGCTCGAAAAAGAGGTAAAGCACAAAAGAGTTATAACAAGCATACTCCAAGACCAAAACGTTATAGAGGTCAAGGTAGATAAAATACATATGAATCCTAAAAAAAATCAACAGGCTATAACGGCTATGGAAACATTCATGTCCCTTCCCGATGAATTATTGATAGAGATGATCAATAAAGACCCGGAAGGGATAGATGTTATATGTCTCGCGCTAGGAATTGAATTAAATAACATAAAATATACGAAAAAATCCAAAATAGGGTTGGATAGGTAAAAAAACGGTCGTATATTTAGGTAAATAATAAAGGTCATGCCATTAATTCAATTCTCAAATTTAAATAAATACGGTACAATACGAAAACGTATAATGTACACCCCAACAATGCCCTTTAGATTTAATCCTAAAGGATTAGGACCATTTGTATCTGTTACAACTTTCAAATACAGATATGAACATTATATTCCTCCAACTTTATTCAATGCAAATGATGGTAAAAGATATATCTTACCAACTTGGCAAGAAGTATTACCTGAAACTACTATATCAGATATAGAATGGGTTAAAATGATTTTAACGGATGAAGTGAAAGTAAAAGTAAAAGAAAAAATAGAAGAAAATACCTTCAAATTTGAATCTAAAAGCGATCCAGGTTCATTTTATACCGTTACTAAAAAAGGAGATAAATACAAATGTAATTGTCCT